TAAGTTGCCTCACCTCTTCAAATAATTCACGAATAGATTTTTGAGGCACTTCAATCAATGCACCGGCAGAGCCACCAGTTAGTAACTTGCCGTTACTTGCTGATAAGCATTGAGGCGTACCGATAGTAGTTGCTGTTGATGAAACTCTTTCTAAGCCCGAGAACTCACTAACACCAAAGTCAGTAGCAACATGATAAGTATTTGTACTTTCATCATAAGCAACATCAGTTACAGAATCAGAGGAGCCATCGAGAGTACATTTAGCATCTTCTTCGAAAAGTTTACGTTCGGTTTCGTAAATGTGTTTTATTTGTTCGGCTGATGGTGCAGAAGCAGAAATACACCATTTAGATAAAGCAGATATAAAATTACCAGAATACCCATCTTGTCTATTACCAAAACGTAATGTATCTGCATTGCTATGGTCATAGTTATCAGTATTAACAGAGGAATCTTTTAATTCACCATTTACATACAAGTATCCATTACCACTTAAACGAGTAAAGCATACGTGTATGCTGTTATGGCTTGAGTAGTCTGTTGCATCTACCAATTTTGAACTACCAGCATTTCCCATCCAAGTTATCCCGTTGGGATTATGCGCCTTTAATTCAAAATATGGAGTAACTATAGATGAAGATGGTGATTTTGAGAGTATTATCTGAGTGGAAAGATCAGCAACGTCCACCCAACCCATCACACAAAAGTCGCCTGTTCCAAAGTCTAAACTACTCGAATATGGCTGCTCTAAGTAGTTTGTTGCATTGAATCCACTGTATGAAGCAAGCTCTGCATTAGTGGCGACAGGATTAACCGTAATATTTCCATGAACAATTAGGTCATTACTATTCACAGAACGATCAGGAATTGTATTTGTATCAACTAAGTCTGTTGTATCAGTCTCACACAACGTAGCAAGTTTAGAATCACCATGTTGCCAGCCCGTGTTGTATTCGTGTGTTATATGACTAACTAAGCCGTCATCTGGTGAATCGGGATTTACATCTAGTAAAGATACCCCGTCGGTAGAACCTATGATATCTTCTATAATACATAGTAGGTCATTCCAACCGCCTAATAAGGCAGGTATAGTGCCATCAGAGTATTGCTTTAATAGAATGTGAGAATCCGCTGTAGGGATCTCTATATCTTGTAAGTATTCACCCTCTGTACCGGAATCTATGCTTCGCAGGTAACGTATCGTAGTATCGTCATAGAATGTAATTTTGTGGGCTTTTCGGAACCCTGCGGAGGGGTGAACACAATCCCAAACATTCCCATCATCCTTAATAACACTCACACCACCATCAGTTGCTACTGCAATTGTAGGGACAGCAATGCCCCGAGTTAGATCAATAGGTGCATCAGGTAATACAGTTATTGCTACGTGGTTAATACCACGGTCAATTATTATTATGTCATCAACATCTTGTGTACGATTATCAATATCTGCATTATTTCTGCCAGATATAGGTAGTAAAACGCGAAACCCTGTAACATGTAGAATTATCGAACCAATAGATTGATCACTAATAAAGTCCACCCATGACAAAGCTCCTGCTCCTGACTGACCTACTAGTAAATTACCGTTGAGCATATGTACAGATGATATAGTATTGTATGCAATGTATGAATTAGTATCAGCAGTAAACACCATCCACATTTCAGGAATATCTTTCGTAATATCAAAGATAATGACACGATCAGCTTCAGCGACGATTGCTACGCTTGCTGGGAAATATTTTGAGCCTGCTCGATAAATACCAACACCAGAGCCACCACTTAACCTAACCCAGTCATTACTGCCAGTATGATAAAACCAATCATCATCTACACCGCCTGCAGCAATAGCCGCAGTTGCATTTGCACGCTGGCCTAAATATCTTCCGCTCGGTACATCTTCACCAGCATAAGAAGCATTCTCAGCAGCTCGCATTCTCCATGCGCCGCCGTCAGTATCTTTCGAGGTGTCGTAGATAGATACGTCAACAGGATCAAGGTTTGGGTAAAACTGAGAAATTTCTTTGAGCGTATTGTAATTCGGGTTATAAACCTGCCAGGTTGCGGTACCTAAGTGATAAACCTTGAGTGCTGGCGTTGATTCATTAAAGTATAAAGCACCGTCAATCAATGCGTCGCCGTCATTATCTAATGTAGGATCTGAGGCTTTAGAGCCCAGATATCTATCATCAAACGAGTCGAGAGCGGCTTCAGCAGCAGCTTGAGCGACCTCGGCAGCTGTTCGCGCTGTTTGTGCTGCCGTAACCTGAACAGGAGATTGCGACATCATGTTAAAGGTCGATGTTGTTGAGTTGTATCTGACTTGTACGATCTGCCCAGTCGCTAATGCTCCGGAATCCAGAGCCGTGTCATTGGCATAGTTTAATGCAACAGCACCCAGGCCGTTGACGTTGATGGTAGATGCGCCTGTATTGGCTGTGGCGGCTTTAAATTGAACCTCCATACCATCAGCATAAGCGACGGGGGCATGAGGGAGCGTCACCACGTAGGCATTAGCAGCACCGGCATCGGTACCGTAAGTGGCTTTCGATTGTTTTAGCTCCAACTCTGTCGGTAATTTGTCAAGGCCGACTTCGATCTCATCGGCGATACTATTGACTTGATCTGCACGCGCACGAGAGCCTGGTGTGATTCGATTAAGAAGGTGCGTGAAAAATTCGTTAGCCATTAGCGTCTAAGCCCTCTTGGTGTGTAATGATAAATACAGCCTTGCACGGTGTGTTGAGGTTCATAATTCGATTCGCCACGAAGCGTGATTGAGATATTAAAGCCTTGGCCATCAATATAAGCATCGGCCTCGCCAACAGTAGGGCCATCCCAGATAAACTCGCCCCAAAGCGCATCACCCCAGTATCCGCCGCCCGCATTGATACTGCCATCTTCAATACTCTTTAACGTAGAAACAGGGATATCGGCGTTACCGTAAGAAAATTCCGGCAGATAACTAAGCACAGGCTTTCCGGATGAATTTAATAAGAAGGTTACCTTATGCACTCTGCACTTTTGACGATTTCTATGAAGCTGTACAAATGGAAGCCGCAGAAAGTATTCAATCATCTCGCCGTCAAATGAATCACCTTTTTCTGCCTGGTAGATATAGCCATCATCAGATCCAAAGAAAACCTCTTCAATACCATCAGCATTCTTACCAGAAGAAGAAACTCGTACCACCATGCCGTAATCGATGAAGCCAAACTCTACCTTGTTCTTTCCTGATAACCGACAGATCAAAGCCGTGTTGTTATCAAAAAATACTCGGTATTGTCTTTTCTCAGTAATGCTAACCGATGACACAACTCGGCCCTTATAGGCCTGTATCAGTGGATCGACAATTTCTGAGATGGTGGAATCAACATAGTTGGCAGATGTATCAGATCCTGTTAAATAGTTAATGCCACGGTCATCCATGTAAAGCGGTCTTGTTACGTTCTGTAAGGAATATTCGATTGCACCACGTTCCCGCGAGTGGTCACGTAGATCCCAGGTTGCGGCGTCGGAACCATAAAGTAAATAGGTACTGCCTTCATTGTAGATAGCCATGACATCACCGGCCAATACATCCATACCAACAACACCATCACCCGTGGCTATTTCAGCGGCACCGGTAATAGCGTTCCAGATCATAGGGGTGCCGATTGATGAGATTATGACTGAGCTGCCCAAGGTAGCAAAGAAATGACTGTTATGCGCTTCGATATGTCGAGGCATGTCTAATGTTGCACCGGTTACGTGATTGAAAGCAAAGTCAGTACCATCAAACCGTAGTATCCGGCCCACACCACTGCAGCCCCACATATATGTTGTTTCTTCTTGACCGCCAAAATTGTAATTCACAAACTCATAATGACCACCGATCGGCAATGTCACCGCAGCTTGAGCACTGGAGCATGTTGCAGATCCTAATGCACTGGTAATGGTTTCACTTTGGAAGGTGCCCGTGATGGTTTTAATATAAATATTTCCGGCGGCATCGTTACCGCTCCACGTTCCAGACGTGACACCTACAGCAACAATGGTACCGAAGGCAGTAGATGTGCTACCAGTAACAACCTCGCCCTCTAAAAATTCCGCGGTACCAGCCGTAAACGCAATAGACTCGCCCAGATCAACCTCTTGCCACCCGGTTGCACTGGAGGCATACATAATACCGGCTGTAGCGCCTGCATTGTCTCTGATAGCGTATTTAATGCCTTTGTATGGCCATACGCCACGAATAGCGCCAGAGCCTGGCACTGCACCAATATCGGCACGCCTTGCTTCTCTTGCTGCCCGGGTGTGTGTCTCGTGATCTTCGTCATTGTCTGCAGCGCTTTGTGCGCTCAAACCATCGGCTGTGGCGACGCTGGCTGCTGATACCTGAAGATCTTCGTCGTCGGTATAGAGTCCGTCAGCATTGAACACTACGATATAGCCCGCGGCATCATTAGTTCCCCAGTCGCCAGAGGTCACTACAACAGACAAAACTTCGCTACTGGTACCGGACGTTATGCCGTCAAGGATGTCAGCTGCATTGATGAGAGTGGTACCGGCGTCAAAATTCACATACCAGTAATTGGCCTCCGATGGACTTGGTAGGCCGTCGAAGCGCTCATGTCCCGCAATACGGCGATATCCACCTTCGTCACTGGGTTCATAATTCTGAACACCAATCAAACGGCCAGGCGGTATATCTGTAGGGGGTGTTACTAAATCGAGACCGCCCTTTAGCGAGAAAGTCTTTGTTTGTTGAGCCACGTCTTCACTCCGAGATTACCGTCATATGCTCAGCTCTTTTGAGAACCTGGTCCCAAAGTAGCTGATTCCACATAACACCACCAATGCCTTTAGAGGTATCAATAACCTCTGGTGCGTCCTCAAGTCCACCAAACTCATTCAGCGCTTCCCATACAATCAATGGATGGAAGCGTGCCGGTAGTTCGGGAACATCGGTATTGCCGCTTAGTAATTGGGGTTCTTTCTGGTACTCAAAGTCGCACGTGTAGTTAAGCACGGGGGTTGGATAAAAATGTAAGTCGCCATTCGGCTTTTGAGTGACCACTGATGGCCGCTCCGTCGGAATGGTTTGTAGTTGTCCAAAGGACGCTTGGTACCGGTCCCAGTCAACATAAGAAATTTTGGTGCGATCACTAAGACCCAAAGAGGTCTCATAGATCATAAAAGTTTTAGTGTGAATCTTTTCAACACCGGTCAACGGGAAGTCTGTTGTGGCAGATAATACGGATAAGCCGTAAGCATCGACCCACATCCACTTCCAGTCTTTTTCATCAGTTTGAATGCGAAGCCAGGCATCGCGGACAGCATCAACAAGGCGACCGAGAATTCCGGTCTGTGATACAACGGTTGTTGGTCCTGTACCGGAGATGCCCGACTTAGTTCGGACCTCTTGGCAAATTGTCAAGAAATCACTCATTCAAGTTACTTCTTTTCGCTGTCTTTCAGCGCTTCTTCAGCCGCTTTCATAGCTGCTTCAGCTTCTTTTTTCTTTGCAGCGAGACATTCTTTGCCTTCGGTTGTCTGCTTTTTACAGAGAGTACCATCAGCCATATAGCGAATGTCATCTTGCGTATATCGATGGCCTGAGGTAGTTTCGCCAATCGTTTCAATAAAAGGTTTATCTTTATCCAAAATCATTACAACTTCTCCCGATGGACCAGTCCAGTTTCAGCGGCTTGTTTCTCGCTCCACTGTCGTGTGTCTTCGTGTTTTGGGTTTGCGGTGCCTTTACCGTTTTGACCATAACCATTTGCATAGTTCTCTTGGTTTGAGTAACGACCGTCGCCTAAATCACTACTACAACATAGATCGGTTGAAACATTTAATCGAGGCTGTCGCATAGCTATCTCCCGTTAGAAAAAAAGGGGACCGGAGCCCCCTTTTCGTTAGCAGCGGTTCTTAAAAGAGCCACGATCAGAGCTGACAGTTTCTGTCTTAGCTTTTGGTCGCTGTTCTTTTTCAGATGTTTCGCCACGAAGTTTTCCGTCGTGAGAGAAACCGCTACGCTCGCTTAAACCCATATCAATAGGGTTGCCGCTCACTGACGACTTATCGCCTTTTCCTAAGTCTTTATTCACAGATCACCTCCCGGTTAAGACCATTCGATTGTAACAGTTACATTGCCAACACCGGCAGTAGAGCCGCCACCATTGCTAATAGCAAACTTAGTGTCTGCTGGGATTCTGTTACCAGAAGCACCAGCTGCCACCACGTTACCCGTTACCGCGTCAGCCGCCGCAATAGCTACTGGAGCCGTTGCGTATGCGTCAAGATCGCCACCAGAAATACCGACATTGATGCTTGAAGCTGCGACAGTGACGTCAGTAGTAACTAACGCGACAATACTCGTTACACGACCAGTTAAGCCTTTAGGACCAGCTAATACCAAGTCCTCTGCAGCAGCACCAGTGAAATCCATACCAACGATAGTATGGGACGTTTGAATACCGTTTGAATAACTCATAGAAACTAACTCCTTAAGCTACTGAAGACCATTCGACAATGCGAGCATCGTCAGCTTGATCATGAACCAGCGAGAAGCCTTCTTCGGCATACCAGGCAACACCTTTATCACGACCGAAGTCGCCAGGTAATTTGCCTCGAATTTCCGGAGGACAAACGATTGCTTCGATAACAGTATCTTCACCGAAGAAAAACGCCTGATCAGAAAGACCACCAGACCAACCTTGGTTGGCAATAGAGGTATGCTCAAAAAAGCGAATACCTTCGTATGAACGACCCACTTCACCATTAAGGATCATCTGGAAGCCTTCACCAACATACGAGTGAACAGCTTCTAAGTCGTTTTTAAATCCACGGAAAGTCTTAGGACGACCAATACAGCGGTAGTTACCATCAGAATAAACCGGGATGTTACGCTCTTTCATTTCGTCAGAAATAAGTTTCACGTGTACGTCATTCATCGCTAACGCATTTGTTTGCGGTGAAGTGCCGTTTGTAGCTAAATCGATTGCTGTTGCGCTGTTACCTGATGCTGGAGTTACCTTCAGCGGTGTCAATGCAAACTGCGCGTGCGCTTCGATCTCGAATGCTTTAGTAGCATCGTTCTTAAGTGCTTTCTGGATGATCTGCTTCACCGGGTGAGCTGACGCGTCATCTAATCGACCAGAGTAAGGAACAGAGTTACCGAACTCATAAATCACACCACTACCTTGAGTAATCGTGTAACCAGTTTCAGGCATACGTTGGTTTTCCGCTAAGCGTCCACCTTGTGTGCCTACATCAGAATAGACGTTCCACTGGAATGCTTCACCAGCGTGTAAGCCTTTGTCTGTAAAATCGTCCGCATCGCAATGCTGGACGAAGCGTGTCATTGGCTGAAGTTCATTTCGTAGCGTAGTACTTAACTCGCCCGAATACATGAATCCGCCAGCCGTATTGGTTTCCCATACTTGACCTGACATGATAAAAATCTCCTACTAAATGTTTAAGATGCCTCTTGACCACGGTTTTTACGTAACGATTTAATGTAATCAGAGTCTGTTTGTTTCCGGGCCTTAGGTGGTGCATCAGCACGTCTAGTAGAGGTGGCCGGACGATTCATTGCGCGCTTTTCATCAGCTTTATCGTTTAATGTGGTGGATTGAGTTGGCTTGGTGACGCCCTTCCATTCTGAGACACGCTTATAAGCTTCTTTCATTATCTGTGATGGTGTGTAGCTCGGAAATTCTCTTTCGACAATTTCTGTCTCATCATCAACAGCCGTATAAAGCCTGGTGTCGGTCTTCAGTTCAGGGTGGTCCTTAAACAAATCGGTCTTTGCATTAAAGATATCTCTGTTATAACTACGCTCTTCCATTATCTTCTCGCTTTTTTCAGCAACCTGAAGCGCTAGTTCTTCTGGATCAATGCCTTTTTCTTGTTTGGGTTGGGCTACCAGTTTCAATAACAAATCACGTGCCTCATCATCATCACCATTTAAATAAGCTTGGTGATATTGATCAGCTAAGTCGACTAGAGTTTGATCGCCCTCTTCGGGTGGATCGGTTGGTTTCACTTCACCGGGTTTCTTCTCATCCAATTTGGGTAGAGTTTCTTCCTTAGTAGTCAGGTTCTGTTCGCGTTCGTCCAGAGCCTGTTCACGCTCCGCAAGAGTCTTCTTCTGCGCAGCTACATCTTTGAAGCCCTGCATTACTGCGACTTCTTTCTGGTAGGCGACGATACCACCAGCTTTATCAACCTTTTCCTTGGCTACCATCAAGGGCCGACCATGGACCTTTATTTCAACCATTTCTGGTTCGTCTGGGTCGATTGTAGCAGTGTCGCCGGGTTTGTCTACACTTGATTCAGCAGGTTTTTCTACCTGACCAAAAGTTTCCTTACTTTCATCGATCTCGGCTCGACGCGCTTTATCGTGTTTTTGAGCAATAATTTCACGAGGGCTGAGTTCTGGCTCTTCTTCTGGCGCTGGTTTTTCTAACTCAACAGCCTCTTCCAGTTCACCGGTCTCGATAACACCTTCTTCAATGTAACCATCTGCAACGTCATCGCGACTTGCGTGTACTGCTTTTTTTGGCTCTACTTGTGTAGACATAATTCTCTCCAGTCGTCCTTTCGGGTGGACAATAGTTGTGGGTTAGCTTTCTTCTTCTGCTTCTTCGTTTTCTATTTTCACCAGCATCTGACGCCCTGAATTAAGAGCCTCTTCTAGCCAGGTCAGATAATTTTTTGCAACTGCAATATCATTTCTGAGTTCACGGTTGGTCTTTGCGTCTTCGGGATCAGCAACAATTAGTTTGGCTGTTGCCTGCTCGATCTCAACATTGGCCCTGTCTTCCAGATAATGCCCAAGCGATGAGTGTTTGAAGTTCTCAATTTCAATACCCAGTTTAGCAATGCGTATATCGTATTCGCGTTGTGTGACTTCTTCTGCTGGCATTAGATACCGCTCCCCGTTCTAAGTTTGACGTTGAATTCATCGACCTTGTTCTGGCGGTCGGTGGTTAACTTCTCGCGTTCAAGTTTTAGCTGCTCCATAGTAATGGTTTTTTCTTCAGCCATTTTATACAGCGTTTCTTCTCGTTTCATAAACGCCATCTCAGTAGCGTGCTGCCTGGTCATATTACCGTCTTCTATCTTGTCTTGGTGCATCTGATACTCTTGATCCAATTTGGCGCGATCAAGGTCAGATAACGGCTCTGCTTGTGGTTCTTGTGGCTTGGCCTCAGGATCTACTGGTGGGAAGAATCGCTCGGCATTGGCATAACCTAATGCACCAAAGATCTCGTTTAATACCTCTTCACCATCTAATCTAGCCGCAATACTTGGTACAAAGTTCATCACGGTGCCGAGTCCTAATGAAAGCTTATCGATACGCTGTTTTGGATTAGTGGCGCCAAAACCAACATTAACAGACAGGTTCATCGTGCCCTGAATCCATGCATCGGTGACATCACTGATACCGTACTGTTGATATAACTCAAGCTTTTCGCCCATCAGCTCCAGCAAGGCCTTATTGGTCTCGTGTCGCTGCTCTAAACGAAGTAATTGCTTAAGCACCGGTTCAACCCATGTCTTAACAAAAACAAGCATTGGATACTCGGTGAGCTCATCTGCATCTCTGGTCAATGCATCCATACCGCCAACCGTTTCATTCAGCTTGCGATTCGAGTTAACAGATCCACTGCTGAAATGACCCGTGAGCTCATCAAAATCATTATTGATACGATCCTGCTCTTCATAGGACGAAGCTGTTACATCTGGCGGAGCCTCGACACGAATATCATTCTTGATGTCATCCATCTCAGTGACACCGCCGGGCACGTTACGTTGAAGTGAACCATAGTCAATCATTGCAGACCGGCGCACGAAGTAACGGCGATTCATAGCCAGATTCACATTATCGCGACGCTGATTATTGATCTCATTGGCTTCTTGTTGGGACCCAGAGCTCATACCCGTTAATGACTCAGGATAAACTTTGTGTGTCTCAATATTGTTGATACCAATAACGTAAGGACGTTCGCCTGGTTGTAGATGTGGGTATTCTTCTTCAAGTGGTACCGGATCAGATAATCTGGCATGAATGCCTAACGTGTAATAGATCCAATCACGACCGTCTTTACGGATAATATTGCGATGCACCCATACAGTTTGGAAGCCGCTTGTTGTATATCGCTGGTCCTTTGAGTCTTCACGATTACCCTCACGGGCTTGGCGCACAGCATCATAGTCAGTCGTCACACCTGTTAGCAGTTGTGCGTCCGTTAAATCAAACCACGGGATCTTCGAGGTCCTGCTGGGCTCAGCCATCTTCTTAACTTCATCGACAGTCATTGCTATTTTATCGATCAAGAAAGGCGATGTTTGAACCGGATCTCTCCAGTCAGCTGATGGTGAAAATAATACGTTCTCGATGGGCCTTAGTTCAACTGCTGGCGTATCCTTTAGAATTTTAAAGGCGTTATTCATTACTGGTTGGCCATCATCATCCATCTCTGGCTCACCTGATTCGCCATTTACCATTGGTGTGCTATTGGACTGCTCTTGATAATCCCAAAATTGATGACTGATACAGACACCGGCAACACTGGCATCCTGATACGCGCCCATAGCTGTTAAAAACCACGGGATAGTGTTGGTGAGTCGATACTGTAATAATTCTTGATTGATGTCTGCACTGACTTTGTGTGATTTGTCCTTGCCTCGCTCTGCTGCTACATGCACAACATCTGCAGTGGAGAACAAAGCGCGTGCCAGTGCTGCTTCCTTCTTGCGCAACATAGAGCGGGTTTTGGGCCTAAAGCCTTTGTGTCTGTGCTTAAAGGTGGCCTTGAAGTACTTAGAGCCTGGCGCATGTTTGTTTTGGAAGTGAGCAAGGTTACGTTCGATACCGCTCCGAATATTTGAATCAAAATAGCTGCTTGATTCTGTAAAAGCATCTCTGGCTATCTGAAGCCAATAGTCTTGATTAAGAGACCCGCTTTCATTATCTGGGGATACATCTTCTGCGTGCGGATCATTGCGGTTACTCGTAGCGTCATGCATTTGGTTACTCGGCATCGTAGATCGCCTCGCCCTTGTTGTTATATTTCATATCGGCCATTTGTTGACGTAGATCAACCGCGTGGTCTCTGGCTATTCTGAAGCGCTCTAATAGTTCACCAGCAGCGTTTCTGACCTTCTTGCCAGCTGCATCCAATGACGCAATGTGCAACAAGAAACCCATATTGCCAGATAACAACCGGTTCTTCATTTGGATAACGCCGCCATTCGTATCGATTGACAGTAGCCATGTGCCATCGAGATGAGGATAAGCTTTGTGCAACGTAATCATTATGTTGTCATGTAATAGCTTAACGGACGCAGGTGCCACGTTTCCATTGTCATCAACCAGGGTCTGATTAATTTGGGTTGTCATTGTAAACTCCAGCATTATCAGTTTCTTTGAAAGTCTTCTTACTGAATTCGTAAGCATCGTGCTCAACTATTTCATCGGCATCGAGCTCTTCTGCGTCATTCACTAAGACTGTGTATTCAATTTTTCGGGTAGCCATCAGTAGTCTCCGTCGTGAGTTGGATCAAGAGAACGCCCACCACCTATGCGAACAGGAGGCGTATTAAAGGCAAAAGTGAGTGCAACTGCGTCTCCGCAATCAGGACTAGATAAGCCGCGCTTTTTCATATCCGCTTTCTTCTCGAGCACGATCTTGTGCTTGCTGTCGTAGGTGCACTTAATGGTTGTTAGATCGTCAATCAGCTCTGTATCATCTGGTATGTCGGCGGTAGGTAACCACTCTTTCATTCTATACCACATCTCTGCACGTTTGTTAAACACTACATCTACATTCTCTGGGTCTGGCCGGCTACCAGATAACACTTCAATAACCTGGTGGCCAAGCTGTCTGCATCGATCCACAACACCGGCACCCAGGCCAACACCATCAATCATCACCACGTCAATGTTGTTTTCCCGGATCTCTTGGACTACCCGTGCAGCGACCTGCATGGTGTCAAGACCACGATATTTGATTAATGGCTCAACCTTGCGGCCATGGCGACGACAGAAAACCGTTTGATCTGAACCAAAGCGAGCGACATCCACACCCAGTATCTTCGGTGTGCCAAGAGGGACATCAATGTGCCGCGCTCCAGCCTCTTCTGCTACTTCGGTGGATATGAACTGCTCATCACCCATACGCGGGAATACGCCGCGAATACGAATACGAACATAATCTGAATCTTCGCCGTGCTCTTCAACCTCTGCATTAAGCTCTTTCTGGTTGGGCATTTTGCAATTACGGCTATCTACCTGCCTATGGGTCCATCTGTGTTTCAATCGACCAAAGCACTGCCTGAAGCGCCCACTGTTCTGAGTAGGGTTACCAAAGACAAACCACATTGTTCGGGGATCTTTTACACCACTGGAGACTTCCCATATTGAGTCGGGAATAATACTGGCTTCATCATAGATGATTAACGTGTGCTCTCCGTGCTGGCCAGCGAAAGCCTGGGAGTTGTGTTCGCTGTTGGCAATACAGGCGACGTACCATGTTTCGGGGTTATCAATCTGGAAGAATTTTGTTTCGGTCCACGTGAACCAGTGTGCATTAATGGCTCTCTTATGCCATAAAGCCAGCTCTCGCCATGTTGTGGTTTTAAGCTGCGGGAATGTGTTGGCTGTTACCTTGCCGTTTAGGTTCTTTCTGGTGCTCATTGCCCAGAGGATTATCCACGACACCTCTGCACTCTTACCGATACCGTGTCCCGAGGCTGTGGCGTCCTGCAATAGATCCAGTGGCGTGTTACGAACGTGAGCGGCAATACTGAGTAATTGATCAATCTGCCAGTCATCAGGACCCGTCTGATCTTCTAAATCTGTGCCGGGCTCTCCCCACGGAAAGACATACATGACAAACCCAAGCGGATCGTCATAGAACTCGCCAATCTTATCGACCAGCGCCAGCTCATCATCTAGGTTACTCGCTAACTGCACTTGGTCTCCACTTAGTATCATCGAGAGTAATCATCTTTCTACAGTCCACGCAAGCGACACGTCGCGGCTTCTGTTGGTCACTGGGGAATTTCAACAACGAATTCTTGCCGCACCAGTTGCAGTGAACCGATATCTCATCTGTGTTCGTAATCGCCACTAGAAACCTCTATGATTAATTACTAATAAACTGATGGCGTCCTATTGCATAAGTTATGTGTATCCGCGCATCATCATTTGCTTTTCACATTCATCAACTAATTCTTGGGAAACAAGATTAATTGGTAGCGCGTCATTAGAGTGTCCGTCTGAAATAACCAGCCACAGATTCTTTTTTAATGTCACGGTTAAGTCGCCGTATTCAAATTTACAAATATATCCAAAAGGTATTCGTAACCAAACCCACATAACAAAACGCTTAACTACGCTCGCTTTACTCGCAGGATTCGTCTCTACACTCACTTTGTTCATTTCGTTCCTCTCCTGTTAGCTGGGTCGTTATATTTACTTTTTATTACTTCTAACATGGTTAATAACCGAAAGAGCTTGAGCAATTACGCTCATCTGATCAGCAAGATCAATCTCATCATAATGAGACATTTCATCTATTTCTGCATTTTTAAAGCAAAAGGTATATTTGTCTCTTTCTAGTTTTCGCCTTGTTCCGTCATTTTCGCCACAGCAAACAAATGAACCCCCGCAATCGCTAACTACACGCGCATAAGCTTCACAATCTACTTCTCCCCTAATACAGTCGCCCTGCATCTGAATCACAATAACCTCCAAAATATAACAAATCGTTCAAGAACCGACACTAAAAAGCAGCGCGACTTAACTTTGCCGTTATAAACCCAATTCCTGCATAGCTTCTGCAGTAAGGCATATCTCTGCTGTCTCATCATCTCCAATACCCACAAGAGAGCTGAACCATTCTCCGTGCCTTTGTGTTTTTGTTGGAGCAGGCTGGAATTGGTTTCTGCTAATTAATTCAGCTAGCAACTGTGTGTCCGAATAATCTTTAAGCATTTTATAATCTCCCATTTATAACAATTAGCTCCAGCAGATTCACTCGCTGGCGCTCGTTCTCGGCTGAGCATCGTTCGTTATGTGTTCACCTTTGCTTTAAATAAACCAAATTTACTATTCTTCATCCACTTAACTCCATAAGCGTCTCTATAATAAAAAACACTTTCGCCGGTCACTATGTCAGTGAAAGCAAAACCATCATAGGTCATCGGTGTTAACCACATAACAAATTGTTTAAACCATTTCATTTCGCTATTTAAACCTCTTCCGTTGTTTCCCGTTCCTTTTCCACTTCTTTTCGGGGAATGGGTTACGAGATAAGCCCTGTGCGTGCATGCTTTGACGGTCGTCGGGCAGGGAAGGCGGCTCTGTAGTGTCTTCATAATGACTATCGTTGACTGATACTGTACTAACATAAGCGGTAGCAGATCGATGCCACATGTCCATAAGAGCAGCTGCGCGGTCCGCTATAAATATGATCGCCATCACGCGGCTCCTATGTGTCGAAGCCATCTACCATTACCCCACTCCTCAAGAGCAAGCTTGCCGAAATCACTAATAGAGTCAGATTTTTGTGAATATAAAGACATCCCAGCTCTCCAGGTGTAACTACCAACACTTACCGTCATTACAAAATTCGTTGAACAACCATAATCAAACGGCTCCAGTGTGATTTTTTTAATGAACTCTGCCATCACTTTTGGCTCCTTTTCGCCGCAGCCTCTTCAACTGCTTTCTGTCGCCTGGCCATTAAGGTCCCGAGATCCACTTCGCCACTAAGTTCTAATTTTTCTTTGAATGCCTGAACGGCCTCATGCTTACCGATAGTATCCAGTGCCTTACCAACACCAGCTGCATTGAATTGCCTGGCGTGCGCCTTAACAACAGTACGTTGGCCATCTTCACCAATAAGAACGAGATCATTAGGAATATCTCTCTCACCCATACACATTTCTAAGTATTCAACTGATTTGGTAAGCACATAAGCCGCATTGATATCAGTAGCCTCTTCAACCTTTTTGAGCTTAGCCTGGAGATATACCTGCACCTCAGACTTTCTCATTAGCTTCTCTGCGCCGGTCTCACATGATCTTTGTTGTGCTTTGGGGTGGAGGTCTCGATAGCATGCTGTCGCATTACCTATGAGGTGATCAGGCCCACCTAACCAGTTATTAATAAAGATCTTATCCTTATCAGATATCTTCTTAGGCTTACGTGCTGCGGGCTTCTTGGTTGTTTTCTTCTTGATTGCTTTCTTCTTGGAGGGAGTTTTCTTCTTAACTGGCGTGCGCACTCTGGGTGCTGCTTTCTTTTTAGTTGTTTTTTTCTTGTCTGTCATCACAGTCGCCTAATCATATATTGGGTATAGGGAAGTTATGCACAGATTATATGCTACTGCTGGGGATAAAAAAAGCCCGCTCAGTTAGGGGGCTGAGGCGGGCTAAGGGTGGTACTACACTTGCTGGGGTGCTCGTGTTTTAATTATGGCTTGTAAAGCTTGATTATATAACTACTAACTTTCAAAGTCACCAGTTACACGTATTTTATTAACGAAGCCGTCACTGGAAGAAGTCTCCCACACCTATCTCTTGCAGCCTATCTCCCATATAGACTCCGGTATCCTGGATGTCTCATCGTAAATGACAAGGCCTGGTATCTCGTAATAACCGTCTTTATGGGGCGCACCATTCATATCACTAAAGGGTGCCTCTGGCTCCGGCTCTGATGTACACGCCGCAGCCTTGCTAATTACTGGTATCGCTGCGATAGCGGCATACGCCTTGAGTCCTAATAATAAAAATTTACGTCTGTTCATAATCCACATCCAAACGGTGAGCCGCAGCCCTCATCTTCAAGAGGATCAAGAAATCCTCCGCGTTTACGTCCGTGCTTTGCCCAAACCATCACTCCATAAATACCTATAGCCCCGAATCGTTTTGGTCTAAACATTGGTTTGCCAATTTCAACTTCTAACTCATTAACCATCTCAATTTGGTCTTGAGTCAGCAGCATAAAATCACCTCGATTTGCATTGACACATGGAGAGCACTCCTGACTCCGATGAGATAGTAACTCCATACAAGTGCGCTTGACCAATTCATCCCTTTGTTCGTCGGTATGCTTAAATAATGGATGCCAAACAGTTCGTCCGCCGTGATACTCGCTACTTTCAACAAACTCTTTGGTGTCAGCTCTCGCTTTGCTTTCTGCACGCCTTTTGCCAATCAAAACAATCGCTTTATTATCAGGATCAACATCATCAATCCATTGAAGAAAAGGAATGCCCTTTAAGTGTCCAGTACAAAACTGCTGCGCGTTTCCCGGCCATCCTTTTTTTATTCTGATTAGCTCAGCCATACCCATGCTTTCAACCCTAACTGTCTTGAATCCATACTCCTTTGCCAGTTTCTCGCCTTCTTTTATACGCTTTTCCCAGCAAGGCGCTGCCCAGCCAGTATCGCAATAAACAGTAGTTACATCTTCCAGGCCTTCTTCATGCGCATACTGAATCAATGCAATCGAGTCATTGCCGTAACTAGTGCTAATTACATTCATATCTGCTCATTTGTCTTGCCTGGCACAGGTTTAGTTGAGGTTAATTTTGCATGGGCCTCACTAGCTTTATCAAGCCACATCCTTACCTGCATAAATAAACCGTCAGCGCCCCTTGTGTACCATTGAGAGCCTGAGTCCTGTGCGTGTCTTACCTCAGCCAATGCCTGCGCCTGAACCTTAATAACATGATTTAGTTTGTCTATATGATCGCGCAACACCTCTTCATTGGTTCTTTCGTCCATATTGCATGTTTCAAAGCTGTCTGTCATTTCAATACCCCTTACTTGTTTAACAATTCAGGGTTTTCATAGATATTACCAATTACTTCAAAATCCTTTAATCCTACTAAGTAGGGCAAAGACATGAATTGCTCGGCACTATTCACATAAAAAACAATGCAGTAGTCTTTTTCGCTATATTCTAATTTGAAAATATCTTGCGGGGTTTTAATAATATCACCCTCGCAACTCTCAATGCCATTCTTATCCAAGAGCCCGGTGTATAGCAGTGGAAAAAATACATCCAGAGGGAAAATAACACTACACCTTGCTGAGTAACTGTCTACATTTATAAATCTGCCATCAGCCAACAGAGTCATTTGATCTGCCACCAACTCAGCACAAGAAAACATTTTATTTTGTTCCACGTGCCAACCTCTAACTTTGATTTTTCTCATTTTCAATAACCCTTACGCTACATTACCAAAAGTTAATATCTTTGCCTTCATGCTTAATTCACTTAACTCATTTCGTTTTCGCTGATCTCTCAGTATTTCTTTTGCTCTTGGTTGTTGAGCCTGTCTTATTTTTTCAAGTAATTCGGGTACGTCTTCCGGTATTACAATTAATTCTTCCGGTTGCTGATCTTCTTTTGTATGGGGATCAAAAGTAACCAATTCGCCATTAGGTCTAACTAATCCAACGGAAACCGATTCAATCGAATAAGCCATTTCCATCTGCACATGAAATCTGTTTCTAACTTCGCTACCCAAAACAATCACAGATTTACCACCAATAAGCCTAGACGGATCAAATGAACCCCTGTAATGCAGATCCATTAATTCACCCTCATCAACCTCTCGACAGTACCCAACTGCTCCACAATGCGAGTTTTTAAACACAAGCTGACTCCTATAAGCATCGGCATGACGAATCATTTGAAACACCCACCCACCTATCGACATCCTGCGAATATCAGACCTCATCCCCGCCCATTCAATTTCAATGGACGGGTGCAGTAAGTTTTCCAGATTGTTATAGCTCTGCGCCAATCTCATGCTCCAATTCTTCTAGTTCGCGTTCAAGATTAGCTAATATGATTTTTGCAGCATCAATCTGCTGTAATTTTGTCTTAAGCTGCCCACTCGCTTTTTTTATCTTTTCTTCACGAATGTCTTGCTCTGCTTTTTTACGTGCTGCTGCTACATCGAATTTCTCTACCATGATTATTTACTCTCTCTGTTAATGTTGATTAAACGAAAGCGCCATGGAAACCAATGCTTTTTAGCCTTGATCCTGGCTTTCTCTTTTTTTACTGCTTCTTCAAACTGCTCAATGGCTATTTCCCACTTAGCTTGTTTTTTACGTCTTCAATATTCATCTCAACCCTTATTAAAAAACGCCTTAAGTTTTGACTTAATGCCGGTGGATGCGGAGTGCTTTGCTGCCTGCTCGGTGAGCTCTTCAATCTCTGCCGGTGCAAGTACGTGCAATATCTTGGTTCTCTGCGCATTCACAACACTGACAAGCTTCACGCCTGATTTACAACGCTTATCTTTCTTGTAGCCGACTGTTACCGGGAATGGCCTATGCTTACCCATTTTGGTTTTGAAGGTATTCATCGTGGCCCCTATATCAAAATACCGTCGAGATGATCTATTTCGTGTTGTATTAGCCTAGCTTCAAAGGATTTGAACAGCTCCTGCACCAGATCGCCTTCTTCGTTGATGTACTGAATTCTAACTTTAAACCATCTTTTGACTCGCCTCGGCACCGTCATGGTTATTGGTACAGAAAAACACCCCTCATTACCAAGGGAAAACTTACCTTTAAAATCTAGTACTATTGGGTTCACCATAATGGTTCTCTGGCCCTGCACATGGACCAATATAATTCTTTTCTGGTGACCTACTTGTGGTGCCGCCAGCCCAGCGCAATTATGCAGTGTTGCCGCAGTGTCCTTCAGGTCCTGAATAACCTCAATATCATCGTAATAGGCCCTGTCGCATATAGCCCCTAAAACACCCCTATCTGTCACTATTGGCTTAACACTCATAGCCGTCCCCGTTAGTTATTAAACACAATCATATCGACTGGAACACTCATAACCGATCCGTCTGGCATCTCGACAATAGCGGTAGTGTAATTGCCCACCCCATCATCAAATCCTTCATAATTAACACCAAACCGATGAAATAACCCATTGCCAACGGATACTTTTTTGAGTGGTGGTGCCTTTAAGTCGGTGCTCTTTTTTTTGGCTCTCCGCCACTCATACACCACGACCTTTCTAATAGGCCCGGTATTATCGAACTCTCTGACGGTGTTGATCACCAGCTGAATATGGTGCATTGAAACACAGTCAACGCCGTCGATATTTTCGTTATATTTGCTTTTTATTAATGCCCGTAAGTTGTCGTCGCTCATATCAATACTTCTCCCATAAATCACTGAGTTTCTGTAGCTGGTTTTCTGATAAAAACCCAGCACCGTCTGTGTATTCTTTGATGCTTTTTATAAAACCCTTTTCCCACTCAGAGAGATGAATGTTGTTCGATAGACGCTCAATAACAAATTTCTGAGTGTCCAGCGTATTATCAAATGAATATTTTTCAGTCATTTCAACTTCTCCAGTAATTGATATATGGAAAGACACTGTGAGCAGGAACTTGGGGCAGTCTTTTTTATCCACCATACTTTCATCGAAACATCCAGTGTACCCAACTAGATTGAAAGCCAGTGCCGCTCCATATACCAACTAATTAAATTTCTATTCTTTATGTGTTTAGGAGTGCATCATGCACCAGTATATTCGCCATAATATAAATCATTCATTAGCATTTCAGCTGCTTTTTCTGATGGCATGTCCAATACAAAAACCGGCTTATCTTCGCAAGTCGCTATATGTTCCCGTTCATCATACGAAGAAATCGCGCGGCACTCGATTCTAAGTCCGTGCTGCGTGTATTCTCTCTTCGGTGACCATTCTCTTTGCGGGACTACCTTTTCCATACTGCTTCTCTTTGGTTGTTTAAAATTGGTGGCCGGAGCAGGCCTCGAACCTGCGTTGGATTTATGTGGGCTTCACTTATTTCAGCTTCTTACCTTACGGCATGCACATTCCTCAATACCATTCCACGATTACCTACCCAGTCGCGCAACAATTCCCGCTTCGCTTGCGGCTAATCGGTACTCAGCCCAAAGGCTAGCGCTCTTCTCTGGTTACTTCCTCGTGTAGCGTTTACCAATTTCGCCACCCGGCCGTTGTTTTATGTATCACTGAATAATTCCACCGCCCTCGTTATCAGTCGCAATAGCAACCTCTTGAGTGATTATTGCTTCTGAGAGCCTCTGCAAAAGTACAGTGTTCTCAAGCTGCAGTGCGCCCGATAATGTGAGAAGCCCGACTCCATTAGCTGTTTGAGACATTCCGGTACCGGCCTCAGTCACCATCACAATAGTGAGATTCACAATCTTATTTTTTTGTGCCAGTTTCATCGCGCCGGCTATTGTGCCAGTGATGTCTGGGCCTGAAAGATAACCGTGATTATCTTCTGTTTCTCCGTTTTCGCCTTGCTGGTTTTCGTCACTCATTGGTTTTTCCTCTGTTAATACAAATTTCTACTACTTTTTGACACACATCGACATCGAACATGCCGATATGACATTTTTTTACTTCTATACCAAGCCGATCGGCCAACCATTGATACCCGGCTTTCCTGGCTTTAGTTTTCGAACAACCTTCTTTGGCTTTTTTACGCAACCACAACGGATCAAAGGCCGCGTGTGCTTTATTCTTCCAGCCTCGAAGCTCTGCATTGGCTAATCTACCCAGAGGGGCATGCTGTTTGCTGTTTTTATGAGTGCCCACGTATGCGCCACAGCCACGACAGATCCAGATCATGCCATAACTGCGCGCATAGACCTCAGAGCTGTCAGTGAGCTCTGCGGGGATCTGACAGTAATGGCAATCAACTTTCATTCTTTCCCTGCATATTATGAATAACAACCTTAATCAGTTTGATTATATTTGCCTCGATTTTTTCTAATCGAATCATTTGACGCCTGGTGAGTATTGCGTCCATCTCTATTGATATCGAAACAAGAGAAGCGAAAATCGTTGTTGCCGGTCCGGTCTCCAGATAAATAAACACCAATACGATGATGTTTAAGATAATTCTAATACTTATTTTAATCATTAACAGGCTTGGCGATTTCATCACGTTATCCTCACGTTGAGAGTTAGTTAAAAATTAAATTCAACACCAGCCGATATATTATGACCGACATATAGTGCCTGATTTACTGTAACAACCATGTACCAGCCATCACCTGCTTTTGAACCTATATAATTATTTAAAATAATAGCGGCTATAAAATAAGTATTAACAGATCCGCGGCTTGGGTATCTTCCCAGTATATTATTTGTTTCGTAAAATTCATCATTTTCTGAAATGTGCAAAGTCTGCGCCCAGTCAGCTACTAACAAAACATTAGATGCCGTTTGCCAGCCACTTGCGTGTAAGTTAATAGGTAGTAATAAAATAATAGTAATCACGAGCTTTATGACTGAACTATTCACTGTCTATCTCCAATAATTTATACGCTATTTTCTGAAGACTTTCGTTGTGTGCTTTCAGATCTTCTTTGTCGCTGGGTCCTGCGTATTCTGACGGCCTAACACCAGCGTGCCATAACTCATCCATTAGGTTTTTTGCAGAGGTTTGGCTTAGTGATAAGAACGGCGCCCTTTGATAGGCCAGCTCATCAGATCCTTTTTTGACCGTCTTGATGACTACTGTCTCAATTAGGCACACCGTTTCTGGGTTGCTTTGATATCCATGAACCTCAAGGGCATTAGTAAACAGCCGCCTTTCGATATGGAATTCAAATGGCTTTTCATTCATGGTCTGCCACTCCATCATCGCTATTGGCTGTCTCTATTTTGCTTATCTTTTCAACCAGTGTTTGATTGGCTTTTTTGATAATGGCGTTGCGCTCGCCCTGTACACGAACCTCTCGCTGCAAGCTTTCAATCTCAATATGAATGGCATCGAAGTACGGCATGTAATTCTGGTAGACATCAGGATCGATACCGAGCTGGTTGGCCACCGCATCAATCTGCGTTTCCACGCCGCGCATAACATCATGGTATCCAAGCAAGTGTTCAATCGAGTCTATCCAAGGACTGGTCCCTGCAAACTCATCAGCCATCTCGCGCAATAACGCGACCTTATCTGCATTAGCGTCTTCTGTTGATATTTCTATTGTTGTTTTATCATTCATTTCTTTTTCCAAATACGCATCATCATGATCTTCGCCTAGTCAAATATTCTGTCTATGACTTCACTCACATATGTACTATTAATTTTAGCCTCATCAACAGATTTCAATGCTTCGATCAGCTGGTACATGTACGCCATATCAACGCCAGTTAGCTGTTCACGAAGCACGCTGATGTCTTTCAGGTTGAGCTCTGATATCTGCCACATAATTTTCAATTGCTGTCCCGCTGTTATTCGCCAACCTCTTTCCAGAAATTTTTTCATTCTGAAAATACTAGCTATTGGATACAGGCTGCCCCGATAAATCAATGTACGGCTAAGCAATGCCTCCAGCGCCTCTGCTGGTAATTGAAGCTTTAATTCCGCGTTATCCCAATAACACATTGCATGAATAAAATCATAGTTATCATGGATTTGTTCTGGCTCACCATAAAATCGAATAATGATCTGTATTTTATTTGATAATGTGATGGCGTTTTGAGACATGAAAACTGGACGATATGCTGGTCCTTTTTCGTTTGCTTCTTGTATTAATGACTCGGCAAACTCTACCGTTTTATCTTCGCTTTCACTTTCGAAATATCGATAATTATCCTGATCTTCCGCTGCCACTCCAGCAGACCTCATATAGATAGTTACGCGGTCTTCTGCTTCGCCCTTACAGTTCTCCAGTTTTTCTTCTCTTACTTCTGGAGCACAATCGCAGACATTCGACTTTTCTTTTTTTGTTTCGTTGAATTTTTTAACATAATATTTAGCAACTGCCAGTGTTGTTTCTTTTGTCCGGAAATATATATCAAAGTCATTAATCTTTTCACCGAGCAGCATACTGGCGATGGACCCACCAGTAAGAATAACGTCGTTAGAGACTTTATCTCTTAATTCTTCGTCATCAATGGTATTTATCCATTCAGTTAATTTTTTTACTATTTCACGTTTGATGCCGCTTCGCTTCCGGCCATATTGAATATTAGGGTTCATCGTAGTAGCTCCACTGCTGTTTCGGTGTCAATCGTCTCAAAGAAATTAATCAAATTTGCTTTTACTTCGAGGCAGTCCGGGCAATCAACGCCATCCCAGTCAAGCAAGATATCGGTGAACGGGCCGCGCTTATCGCACATAGTCATGCCAGTGTTTTGGGTTTCTGCCATTATCTCGGATATGACGTTTCTTGGTTGGAAGTATTTATGCTTCATTGCGGCGCTCCTTTGAGAAACGAGGCATAAAATACTCGTTCAATTTTCCAGAGGACTTGGAAATATTGCGGGTGATACCTACCACGTCGTGTAGCAGGTCTTTATCTTTGCCATTAAACATAGCCAAAAGATTAAGCGGTGCGAATTTAAGATGGACGACCGTAAGATCTGTTTTTAATTTTTTTTCATCAAAGCGATTGGGCGCGATATTGGATATGCGTTTAATGATACCGTCTAATAAGTGATCTTCTTCAACCGTCACATATATTCTGGCTTTCTTATAAATATACATTGTCTGCTCCCCAGCAATAATCGACTACAGTGTTACTATAATAGATTATCACAAGAGTGCAAGGTTTTTATTTCGTTTTGAAATAGGCTTGTATCAGCAGCAGGATCTCTTCGTCCTCTCTTAGTGCCTGTTTGAGGATAGGGGCCTCATATTTGCGAGGGGCTTTGTGACGAGACGTACCGCCGCCGCCAACAACCTCGGGGTCAATATGTTCTTGTGTAGATCCGTTTACCCATACGCCAGATAACTGACCCCACGATACGGCGCCAGCGGCGGATACAGGCACCTCAACGTATGATACTGGCGCAACACCTTGTAACGCTAAAAGGTCTCGTAAGCCAGCGGCCACACTATGTAGTATCCATTCCGATGATAGGCTCTGCTGCTGCATCCGTTGTCAGTGCCTGCGTACCGAATGAAGATGTGTCATTTTCTTCGTAAATAATAAGATCGGTGCCTGTTATAGCGACTTTATTCGTGAGCTTGGATACCGCACCAAGTAATGATCTAAATATAACAGAATCCCCATCGGAGCCTGCTCTCGCCGTAGCTAAAGATCGCCTCAAAATATGGTCGGCTATCTGGTTCATTTGAGCTGCGGAAAGAACAACGCCATCTGTTCCGGTAAGAGCGATGATCTGATCAAGCTTCCCATCAAGAGTTGTGCTTGTATCATTTAAAATAGCCGCGATTTCGGTATCAATATAACCAGCTATGGTATTTAAACTGGTCTGTGCCGTGTCCTGCTTGGCCTCTGTTGCTAATCCTGATTGTATTTGTGATATTGGGTGAACGTGCAATGCATAAATAACAAAAGGGTCAGTATTTACAGGAGTAATAGGCCAATCATCAGGTACAGCAAATTGGAAATTACCTGTTGCGCTGGTATATCCTGTTACGGGTAAACCAATACCTTTATTTGCTGCGCCATCAGTGAATATAAACATACTATCTTCAAAGTATCCATCACCATATCCGGTTAAATCAGTATCAAAATCTGCTGTTGTTGGCCCGGCATCAGAGATACTGCCGTCCAATTGAACAATATCAGCAGTATTTTTAATGGCCTTCGCTAAAGAGCCACCTACATTATGACTAGCTAATCCCTCATCCATCATATCATCAACTAACTGCACTGAATCGAATCTTGCGTCATCTGAAAGAGTTAAGTTTGTAATTCCAGAAGTAGTGAAATTGCCGCGAATTGTAACAGCACCGCCTGTACATGTGCCCTCAATGACTTGTCCCCAGCCTTCAAGACTAGCTACATCCGTTCCAGTATCGCCCATTGATTCCAGTTGCCAACCACCAGAGCTGGCCCTAATATTCAGATTTGTATTGCCTACGGCAACTCCGAAGTCAAAGATTATCGCCCCTGAGCCAGCAACCCTTGAGCGTGGATCGTTTATGAACCAGTCACCAGTGCCTATGTTTGTTATTGTTCCAAAATAAAAACAGCGCCGCATAATCGAAGGTTCAAGCGACACATTTCCAACCGGACAATCTTCAAAAACAGTCCCACCACCCGTGCCTATTCCACTGATAGTGGCGCCAAATATATAAGCTGAGGCTATTGATTGGTTATTGAGAGCCAGCGTATAACCCTGGCCCGTAATATTATAATTATCACAGTTTCCGGTTAGCGTGATAGCTGATCCATTAACTATGTGGAATCGAGTTATATTGAGTTGACCTGATAGAGTTAAAGCTGCCGCCCATGTAGATATTGGATTGTCGGCGGTTCCATCTACAAAGTTTTCAGTATTGGTATTACTGGCATTAGTATCAACCCATATTTTACCGTCTGCATATCCAACTGATTGAGCTACGACAGCATAACTAACAATGGCCTGATCAATATACATCGTTGATGACGTAAGCCCAGAAGCCGCATAACCGCGAATCCTAACTTTGCCTAAATTTGCACCTGTTCCAGTATGTCTAGTTAGTAGATTGAACACAGACACGCCATCACTTGATCCACCTGCACCATTCATAGCTCCTATTTGATCCCAAGAAGCTCCGCCCCAGTTATATGCGTAAACCCCAATTGAATCATTGGCACTAAATAGACGGCCTGTCATTCTCACCTCGGCAGCAACACCATTGCCGCCAACGTTGAATTGATAATAGATTTCTAAAGCACCAGCATCATCAGATATTTCATGATATGTCTGATCAACCTCATCAGTCACCGTGTAGTCGTTGACCTCTGTGCCAGTTGTTAATAATTGACTTTCGGAGACCGTTGATATAGCTGCTGATCCTGTTGCTAAATTGCCAACTTGCGATTGTGAAGCAGGGAAAGTTTCGCCAGATAAGCCCGTTGTATCGTATTGAAGCTTTAAATTATCAGCAGCTGTTGAATCGTCTGAAATCTCAGCCACATTAATATTCAATAAGTCTGTTCCGAGTACCAATGCATCAAAAACGGCAGCTGGCAAAATCACATATTCTCTATGGACAGCTAATGCTCCAGCCACATGGCAATCCACTTCTAAATTGCCCAGCGTATCTGTATCAGTCGCATCATAAACAACTAAATATCGACCACCAGCAACATGAGTTCCGCCACCAGAGTTCTTATTTGTTTCCGTTGTTGATCCGTTCTTTGTAAGCTTAATGTCTGTATTTGTTATTGTTAACCCGGTTTCAGGGGTATTACCGTCTGTATCGTCAAGGAACGCACCTAGCTTTCCCTCTTGTGATGCTGTCGATTGTCTTAGGTATTGCATTAGCTTATGCCCTGATTTCTTAAATGATTAACTATGACGGGTATTACAACACCTCCGACCGCTGGGGCCGAGCTTGTGGCAATCTCCCATGTTGAAATCGTATTATCAAACCAGTCTGTCGTATAGTCCCCACTTAAATCAGTGGCTACCGTGCCGTTAGAAAATACCGTACTAGCAACTAGTGAAAAATCTCTGCTTTGTGGCGTTGCATTTAATGGATCAACAAAATAACTTGTACTAACTGCAATACTATCAAGTGAAGCAGGATCGCCGTCTGTACTAACCGATGATGAAGTGGTGACAGTTTCGATAGAATTATAATTAAAATCAGCGTTAGAATAGCAGTTCTGACAGGTTACAGTTCCTGCCGATCCCTGAAAACCATACATATTGACCGTTGTGGCTATATCACTGATGGCTGAACAATTCTGAAAATAAACCGTAGCAGCCCCATTATTCCTAAAGTGCCGTTGATAACCCGATGAAGATGAGCCAAGTCCATTAACCACTACCTTCCTAACGTAAGATGTACCGCTTGTACCTGATAGAATAATACCAACTAGATTATTAACTGTAAGACTTGCCGCTCCCTGAACTATGCCAGTGTCGATAGTCACGTTGATTCCGGTTGATATTAGCCCATTAGCAAATTGGTTATTATTAATCAGAATCTGAAAATTATGATATTGTGAATAATTAAGCTCGTCTCTGATGGCATAATCATCTGTGACATTTGTTTCTACATATGGAGACCCGGGGTCCCATCCTACTAAGGTGGTGTTGGTTGTGCCTATCGTGTCTGTGTAATATGTGGCGTTTGTTGTAATACCAGAAAGCAATGTGCCTGTTCCGCAGTTGCCCGCTACCAAATGAATAGTAACTTGTGTGGTTGCTGTTACTAAATCATTGCTCGATTCGGTGGCGATAACATCAACAGCTTTTTGATGTGTTGCATAAGGGGTTCCAGATGTGCCGTCTCCGGTAGTGTCATTGCCCGTATCACCATCGACATAATAATCCGTTAATAATGCCATCAGATAGCGTCCACGATAGCAGATTCAAACAACGACCAGTCAATTTCAGACCATCCGTTATTGATAGCTTGAGTTTGTGTAATAGGAGCCTGTAACCAGTCTATAAAATATCGGCAACGCCTGGTGGTAATAAAAGGCATTTCAGGGTCATTCGATACGTCAATAATTCCCGTCTTGTACATTGCCTTGAATTCATCAATGGTATTAAACGGTGTATTTTTAATGATAATCGGCCAGTCTGTTGAGTTTCCGGTGTAGTTAGTCAAGTCAATTGGCGTATAAGCATCGGCCAGATCGTTAGTGAAACCGCCACTAACATCATTTTTTAGCACCCTGATCATTACATCTACAGCCATGATAAGTCCGTATAACCAAACTCAGCCAGCTTTGCTTTTAATGCTGTGTTGTTTATCAGCGTATCAACATCAGACCAATAATCTCTAACGCCTTGGATATTGTTAGCTGAATATTGTAATTTAGCATCATCATAAACCGCGCGTTTCAAGGCTGCGTTTGGATTGCCTTGAACTGTAATAGTATCCTTTGGCCTGGCTGAGTTAATTTTTGGCCAAGCGATGTATTTAGCCTTATTATCATGTGACGCTATGCCGCAATAGTTCAATAATGAATTTAACTTCCCGACCTTGCTATCATTCCCATCAAGTATAAATTTATGATGAGGTATCGAATCTATTGTGTTAACAAATTCATCGATTGCAGGAAAGAAACCTTTATGTCCCATTGTTTTAGCACTGATAAAAGATTGCATTAAATCTCGTATTGGAACAATAATTCTTATATCAGGATCTGCCGCTATTACTTCTTGAATTCGCGCTGTATTTGTTGGGTGAAAATGCTCAATGATCAAACAATGATCTGGCGTATAGCTAATCGGATTTTTACCTTCCAGCCAACTTTGTACATTAGTTAGCACAATCCGTCCAGTACTCTCAAATAGAAAATGCTGTACAAAATGCGTACCAGTACGGGGGATAGTTAGCAATAGAATATTAGTGTTATTTACTTCGATCATTGCGATAATATCTCTAAATTAAGATTAAGATTAAGATTAACTTTTTTGATCTCGCTCCCCCTGAATTCATCTTCAGCAGCTAAGCCTCTAACCATATTATCTGCTGTTAAATTATTCATTTATACATGCTCCAGTGACTGGAGCTCTGGCATAGTGACCTCCTATGCCAATTAATCTACTCAACTCGGTCTGAATGGTATGCCGATTTGTACATAATTTGTAAAGGCTGCCCATGTACCCAGTCATACACCCAGTACTAACAACAGAAAAAACCTGGACAGGGTACTCAATGAGGCATTCTAGTAATTTTGGAAAAAATTCCATATCAAGGCGTCCACTTCATAATTGCTGCAGAAATCTTATCAGCAGCAGCAAAACCAATGGTCCCCAAAGTGAAGAAGATCCCAATAAAAATCCCGCGACCAGTTCTAATCTTTGCCTGGATATCTCTGAGTGCCGTCGAGAGTGTATCAAGCTTTTTACCGAAGTCCTTTTTCGCCGCTCTAAGCTCGGCACTGTGTGCGATTTCATCTTTGGCTACCTGCATCCTTAGGCTTTCCAGCTGCTCTTTTAATACTGCGATATCCGATTCTTCTGACATTTTTTATTCTCATTATTATTTTGACTTAAAAAACTTGTCGCCCCTACTTGAAAACCACCAACTAACACACGTAATAGTCAAAAAGAATATCTGGCTGATTATTTGAGTGTACATACCTACAAGCTGCGTGATACCTAATATCTCAATACCTTCAACTAATTGATGAATACTATATGCAAAGTATGTCGATATTCCTAACAGGTAAACAGTAATAACTGGACGCATCAGAAATCTTATAGCATCTACTATTGATGACCCTGATTTGATTTGTTGGATTTTCAGCCCTTGAGTAAAGGCTTTTGTTTCTGCAATATCAGTAGCGATATCACCTTCGGTTTCGGTTTGTTCTATTTGTTTATCGGCTAGTGCAACAGCATGATTAAATTCTAACGTCATCTGCTGGCTTTCGATCTCAGACATTTTGATATCATGATCAAATTCTAGCTCTTTGAGCAGCCTGTTTTCTCGTTTCCCCATCCAGCCGCCCACCGCCCCAACGATTGCTCCGAGACCTGATGATGTTAATATTGTTAATAAGCCTTCAATCATGATAACCGCCTATAATATTTAGATTAAACCCTTCTTCGCCAATTATATCTCTTAATTTGCGCATTGCAGCTCTGCTATTCAATACAGCTGGTTTTCCAGATAGAAAGCCAGATTTTGTTCCAATCAAAATACATCCCTTCGTATGGCTTACTAGATTGCCATTATGGATAAGTATACCTGTTCTGCCAGGCACTGCTTGCACATGCCACGTTTTCCTGTATTTGCCGCTCGCACTGCGTGGTAGATAAGAGCAGAACCTGGTCCCGACGGGAATACAGCTCACATTTGATCGGTTGTTTAGCCATGGTCGTTCAAGCGTCCTAAACTGATGCACTTCGCCATCATTTATAACGACAAGAATGCCTCGCATAGCACCCTTTACTGGTTTTCTGAACAAATATATTTCAGCCATAAAAAAACCCTACCTTGCGATAGGGCTTATATTACAACATCTTTAGAGAAAGGTGTTAAATTCGTATACCGCCAAACGAGCCACCCCCAGACACTCGATGATCTTTCTGCAATTTAACCTTAGCAAATGAACCGCATTTAGAATTCATGATCTTATGCTTGGTGTCTGAGCCAGGGCGTACTTTTACCATATTTGTAGTTGCGTTGGAGTTTCCAGGCATTCGTTCAAAGTTTTGGTTTTGAAGTGAGTTCTGATTTTGTGCTTTTGTGTCCTGATGGCATAATCCGCAGTAAGAAACATTAGTTAAACCGTCGTTGACCGGCTTAACGTCAGCTTGTGCGACCATGGAAAACACCATCATTAGTAACGCGACAAAAAAACCACGCATCATATTCCCGCTGAAGTGTGATACACGCATACTATTTTCTCCAAAATAGATTAATGATAATTAACAAAGCTCAATATACTCGCATCTTATTAATTATCAAGGCGCAATCAATCACCCGGTTATCACGGCCCATAAGGTAAAAAAACTACCAATGACACCTATTGAAGTTATTGCCACAAAAAATAAAAATATTGCCCTTTCTACTTTAGTTTCTCTACCCATTTACCTACCCCTGTTCTAAGTATTTTTTAGGTACTTCTTGCTGGATGTTATTGACTGTTAAGAAAATGCTCAATGCTGATGGTGCTAATTTTGTTAGTGAATCGATGCCGTAGTGAGCGCATAGGGCTTGATGTGCCCAGTCCGTCGTGTATTTGATTGCTGTGGTTTTTAGTTGCCCCAGCATATCTTGCGAGGCCTGCTCTGGTGTGCCTGTGGTCTCCACTGCGTTTTTGCTTTTTTTACGAAACTCATTCCAGCTCGGGATTAAAGCTAAATAACCTTTGTTGTGCTGCATCTCATGGCAAGCATGGCACATCGGGACCGAGATATAAGGCGGCTTGTAACTAGTTCCCGCATTATCAGATGTTCTTACATGCGACTCTTCACAAACTGGTTCGCCAGTCTGTGGGTGCTGATCACAGTCGCCACAAACAACGCAAGGCCTGGACTGCACCCATTTTTTGTGAATTGCCTCAGTGCCTAATACTTGCCACATCGCCGGCATTCTCAATAAGCCAGACTGGTGAATCCATTTTGCCAACTCGCCGTAAGAACCTTTTGTGATAACCGGTTTTTCTTTTGATGGTTCGATGTAACCCTGGGGAGGCATCACCTGCATAGCGCAATTGATAACCATGCCCTTTGTGTTGGCGTCCATAAATTGTGACCACGACTCTCGATCTGCGAGCTCAAATGAAACCCTATACATCGGCCCATCTTTTGTCTTAGAGCTGGTCGGGTTTGGGTTCATTAATTCAATATGAAAAATATCATGGAAATCAAGCGGGTTATTACTCATATTTCTCTCTCGTGTTATTTCTGAGCCAGGTATTGGCTCTACATCGCCCAGCATTGTGTTTTCTGTGTTCCAGTGGCTCATCATCCATGCCAGCAATAAATTCTCGCTTGTAGCCGCCCTTAAGATCCAAATACTTCTGTCTTGGTTGGCCTTTCAGCTTTTTATTCAGAAACTGCTGATCTTCTCTGAGCATTAGGTGGCTTATCTCGATATTTTCCATAACATATTTCTTATATTTGTTTTGGGTGGGTTAGTCGTGAGTAAGTAAGTTAAATCCACCTTGCTCTAATGTTTCGTAAACCGTCTTTCCTGACTGATCCTGCGCGTAGGGTAGAAAAACCTCGGTCATATCAGCCATTTCAGCATCAACAATAGCTAACTGAGCCTCTACCCAGTCTTTAAGAATTCGCCAAGCTACTTTTGCAGCTTGTTCTTTTGATTTGAGCTTGTTAGGTACTTTACGATCATTTTTAAGGGCTTTATAAACGCCCTGAGTATTTGCTGGTAATCTGAAAAAAATCATTCCATGTGGTGTTGATATTCTGAATGACATTGCACACATAACGGTATCGTCATTATATTCACAGAGAATGGCTTGCGCTTTTGCCATTGCTAATTTTTTCTGTATCTCACCAGCGGTCTTTTCTGTGCTGATACTGGTTGTGTAATTAAGTATTGCCATTAGCTTTCTATCCTCATAGTTTAGATATACCCCGCCATATTTCTTCATTGCAGGCAGTAACTTAGCCAACTCAGGCACTAGATAGAATCACTTATCTTCATGCCCTAATGAATACTCTATAAACCTGATTAGAACTAAATAACCAGATTAAGCAAATTTGGCCTCATGCCAAACTGATTCGCCTTACTTAGATACGGGGTATATCCAAGCCTTTATTTAAAATCCGTTTCCTGCAATCAATCCGTGATTACATGCCGCAATTTCCGTCGATGTTGTCAATGGCAGACAGAGCATCTATGTTTTTCTTCCACGCAGCCACATAGCCCTTAATGTCGTTTGGAGTACGACCAACTATAAGGTTTTGCTTATGGCTCGAGATAGTTGTCTTAGAATTTATTTATGCTGTATAATGGCGTTATGCCAGTTGAGTCGTAATTCTAGTAAAAACTGCTCAAACCAAGGGCGGTAACCCAAGGCTGATTTAATAATCATACGCGCTATCTCTCACTTTGGGAATAGCGCGTTTTTATTGCCTAACATGATTTGTCGTTATAGGGTTTAATAACCCATCTCGCTCAGCATTATTGATTTAGCAACATCACACAATGCCAGGCATTCGCTCATTGTCATACCGGCTTGATGGAAACTTATATTGTAATCACCATTTTTATTATCAAGACTTAAAATCAATATCTTATCTGGCGACATGTTTTTATTTTCAATGTCTTTAATAGCTGATTTTAATGAATCCATATGACTCAACATTTTACCGTTATTTGTAAAATCACCTAGTTTTGTTACTTCGCTCATGCCTCTATCCCATTGTTATGTTGTAATATTACTATCTTTACGGGCTTTTTATTCCTTTGCTAATCTAATTAAATCAGAGGCATAGAAATCATCAATAAAACCGGAAAAAACCTCTTTTCCATCTAAACAAATATGAATACCGTTATCATTTGTAGAGTAGCTAAAAGTTGCTTTATATTTTTCACAAAGAGTCGCAAGCTCTTCTAAAAATGAATTTTTATCATTCATATCTCTATCCAATTGCTGATTAACGTATTAAGGGGCTAAGCTAGTTTAGATGAACAACAAGCCACAGTATCAAGCCCGTTATCTTCTGCAAATTTTCTCATATTCAAATACGCATCTTTGTAATTTTCTATTAGTTTAGCGGCATCCAGCCTTGCCTCTCTAACATCCGAATTACTATAACCATAAGGATTTCTTAATATATGAATAACATTAGATTCTCTTTTTTCACTTATCACTTTATTATCCTTTCGTTAGTGGTGGGTTAGGCTTTAGTATCGGCATATTTCATAAGCTCTAAAGCTGTTTTCTTTGAAATCTTGCCGCTAGGTTTACATGCGTCATCGAAGCACATTTGGATAACTTTTTGTAAGCCGTCAATTTTTTTATCTCTCTCATCTGGGCAGCTTCTTGATACTTTGTAGGCTTCTTCTATGGCTCTTGATGTTTCGCTTGCGCCACATGGCATACCACTGGAGCTACGCGCTGTGTAAAACCCATTACCATCATTTTTTACATTAAGCCATAATGTTTCGTTATCTTCTATTTGCTGGATTAAATAACCGACATCACGGATTATTTCAAAAACATATTGATTGTCACTCATATCTATTCGCTTTTATCGGTAGGTGGTAGTAGGGGTTTACATATCTTTTCTACAAGCTTATCAAGTGCGCAATAAACATCTACCGCGCTATCGTTTAATTTTCTTACATCCTCTTCATCATAATTCATAGGATTTAATTCCGGCTGGTCTTCTGCCATGTTTTTTATTCTTATTACTTCTTCACCTATACTCTTAGTCGCCTCATAATGAGCTATGAGCTTTTTAACTACATTTGCTTTTTCAGTGTTATGGATATAAATAAAATCTAATAGCTTAATTTCTTCATCAGAAATATAACCAGTTGGTTTATCATCACTCATGACAATATCCACCATTTTGTTAAAGACATAAGGCCCCAGGCTATAAGGACTATAATAGCTACTGAAATATAAAAATGGTCAAACATGAAATCTGCCATCCGTTCTAGAAGTTTATCTAAATCACGCATAGTTGTTTCCCATTAAATTATCCACTGATCTTATCCATATATTTAAAACACTGGTTTCTTATATCTTGCACGGTCCAGTTGTTTAACATCGCCGACACTTCATAAACATCATCCAATACTGTTTCTATAATATAAATATCGGGTTTTTTTGCTGAGCAGAAGACACCGCCTTTTGTGCGTAATGGTATGTAAGGTGTGTACTCGAACGTTACATCTAGCTCAAGATTCCCTGCTGCTTCGATTACTACTGATGTTTTGTGGATGCTCATAATTCACCGTTAGTTAATTAGATTTTTTTTCTTTCATCTCTTGGTAGCCCGCAAGGATCGATTCTTGCGTTAGGTAACAACCATCGACATGATGTTTTTTTGAATAATTAATAAAAATATCCATCGTCAAACCTGCTGCTGGCATATTGGTACCGGCAATGGTCTGGTAGATATAATTAATACCTGTTTCCTTCTTCAAAAGCTTAGCAACTTCTTTTTTCTGTGCTGATGACAATTTTTTCAAATAAATATGAAGTGCTATTTCTTTTTTCTTACTCATTATGGGCCCCTTAAGTCTAGCCTGTTTTTAAATTCTAATAATATATTGCAATAATAATATGACATGAGTATAATCTCAACTGTAGATCAATTCAAGCACGGGGTGTAAATAATGAAAAAAGAAGAGAAACAAATAGTAGAGTTATCTGATGACCTGGTTAAAAAGGCTTATTCTGATAATGATTTCGAAGGGGTTGTTGATTTTATCAAGAGCCAGGTAGACCCGGATCGCGTATATGATATGGAGGTCAAACAGGATATGGCTGATTGCCGTACCAATGCGCATAATGTAGCACGCTCAAAAACCCTCATCGAGAAAGCTGGTGCGGCGCTTATTAAAGCCGAGAAAGCTAAAATCGAAAAGAAAGTGAAAAGCATTAAAGACAGCCAAACGGATGTTGTAGCGGATCTTGTTGCACTGCAGACAGCGGTTCGACTGCCACTAACTAACTGGGAAACGGCCCGCAGTGATGTGGATAATAAGATTAAAACTATTGATGCTTTATCTCAATGCCTCAATGATTCGTCTGAAACAATTCAAACAAAACTGGATACTTTAAAATCTTATCAAGATGATGAGATTGTTACCGATAAGTTACATGAATACCTGTCTGCTATCGATAGAGTTAACGGTATTTTAACTGGCCAACTAGATGTTGCTAAAATTCGTGAAAGCGAACAAGAAGAGCTTATGCGGCTTCGCGCAAGCTCACTAGCATCAACAGCACCGGCACCGGCAATCCCAGATATTCAAGATTCCGCACCGGCAGCAAGCGTGGCGCGCGATGAAGAGCCGGCTGATAAATCTGTTGAAGATATCCGCGCTGTTAATAAAGCAGTTGTTGCTGATCTCATATCAAAATGCAAGCTTTCTGAAGAACAAGCAAAAGCCGTAGTTATCTGCGTCGCTCAAGGCCGCATTGGTCATCTAGCCATTAACTACTAGGAGAATTATTGTGAACGATAAAACAAAAGTAAATTACAAAGTAGAGAGTGAAGTCGATGCTATAGAAACACAGTCGGCAGGCGCTATTCAGTCTATCCCGGAACATCAAATGCCGCAGCAATCACAATCTGTGCATCCGTCCGCGTTAATTAATGCGTACATGGCGAAACCGGATGTCGACATCGAGAAACTAGAGCAGCTATTTGAATTGCAAACCAAGTATGAAGCGCACGAAGCTAAGAAATCATTCAATCGCGCTATGGCTCGATTCCGTGAGATATGTCCTGCTATTAAGAACGATAAGCGCGTTAATTTTGAAGCTAAAAATGGCGGGGCTGCAACTGATTATCGTTATGCTGGTTTGGCGGCAACGATTGAAACTGTCAAGAGCGCTATGGCTGAGTGCGGCTTATCTCACTCGTGGCGCCCGGTACAAAAAGATGATCAACTCCATGTGACCTGCTATATCACTCATGCGCTTGGACACAGCATCGAAGCAACGATGAGCTCAGGTCGTGATACATCGGGTAACAAAAATAACATTCAGGCGCTCAAATCAACCAAGAGCTATCTTGAGAGAATGACATTTCAAGCATTGCTTGGGCTTGCGACTGATAGTGATGATGATGATGGTCGTGGGTCTGAAGCAGAAATACAACCACCAGCGCCACTGGTTAGCAGAGACCAGGCAGCTAATCTTCAGGCGTTACATGACGAAGTGGGTGGTGACACTTCACCTATCTTGAATTTCTTCAAAGCCAGCGATTGGTCGGGTATTCCGGCAGAGTCTTATCATGCTGTTGTGCAAAAACTTGAGGCCCGCCGTAATGCCGATAATTAGAATAAATGATCTTAAGCAGGGTAGTGACGAGTGGTTTGCTGCGCGTATGGCTATAGCGACTGGTAGCGGCTTCAGTCGCATCATTACACCCAGTGGCAAGCCATCTAGCCAACAAGATGACTATATGGATAAGTTGGTAGCTGAGTGGTCAACCGGCAAGGTTGATGAAACCTTCAAGTCTGACTGGTTGAAGCGC